GTGCGCGCGACGCCAGCGCTGGCCAAGTGCATCCGCCTCAAGTCAAGAACCGACGGCAACAGCACGACGCGCAAGCATTACCCGGGCGGCCTGGCCAAGTTCGTCGCGTCTAACTCGCCGTCCGACGTCAAATCGACCAGCGCGAAGATCCGCATCGTCGAAGAGCCTGACGACACCAACAAGGATGTCAAAGGGCAGGGTAACGCGATCGCCCTGCTGCGCGAACGCGGCAAGACGATCCGCAACTCGTTCGAGCTGATCGGCGGCACGCCGACGGCCAAGGGCGCCAGCGAGATCGAGAAGGAAATGCGCACCACCGATCAGCGCCGCTTCATGGTGCCGTGCCACCACTGCGGCGAGCGGCACGAGGTTGAGTGGGCGCACGTCGTTATCCCTGGCCAGAACCTCTCCGCCGACGAGCTGGCCGCCGACGACATCGATGCGCGTTACCCGAACCGCGACGTCTATGGCCGCGCCCGGCACGAGGAGGCGTACTATGTCTGCCCGCACTGTGGTGGCTTGTGGAGCGACGACGAACGCATCGCCAACATCCGCGCCGCCGCGCGTGTGGCGCCGTTCTACGGCTGGGAGCCGACCGCCGACAGCGCTGATCCGGGCTTTTTCTGCAACGAGCTGCAGAGCGTGTTCGACGGATCGCGCATCCCGGTGCTCGCCGAGAAATACCTGCGCGCTGAGCACCTGATGGAGCAGGGCGACCCGGCCGAAATGGTCGCCTTCTGGAATTCGACGCGCGGCATGTGCTGGGAATACAAGGGCGAGCTACCCGAAGAAGACGAGCTGGTCAAGCGCGCCGAAAAATATCCCGAATGGAGCATGCCGCTCGGTGGCCTGATCCCCCTTCTCACTGTCGACGTGCAGCACGACCGCCTGGCGCTGACCTGCTGGGCGGTCGGTCGCGGTGAAGAAATGTGGCTGGCCTACTGGGGCGAAATTTACGGTCAGACCGTCGTCGCGCATCAAGGCGCCTGGATCGAGCTGGAACAGATCATGGGCCGGCAGGTGGCCAGCGCGCACGGCGGATCGGTATCGATCGCCGCGGTCGCCATCGACTGCTCGGACGGACAAACCAGCGATGCTTCCTACAGTTTCGTGCGCAAGCACCACCGCGCGGCGCGCCAGGTCCTTGCGCTCAAGGGCTCGTCCGATGTCGAGGGCCGGGTTGAAATCTGGACCCCGCCGCGCCCTGCTGCGATCGACCCGAACAACCGCTCGACCAAGGCACAAAAATACGGGGTGCAGGTGCGTATCGTCGGCACGGCAAAAGCCAAGGATTTGATTCTCGGCTGGGCACAAGAAGGCGGTCGGGTGCGTCTGGCGGGTAATGGGCCTGGGCGCATGCACTGGTACGAAGGGGTACGCAGCGACTTCTACGAACAACTGCTCAGCGAAATAAAAATTCCCAGCCGCAGCAACCCGCGCCGCCGCGTCTGGAAGCCACGCACCGACCGGCGCAACGAGGCGCTCGACTGCACCGTCTATGCCGTCTACCTCAGCCGGCATCTGCGCCTGCACTTGCGCCGCCCGGTGCAATGGGACCAGGACGAACTGCGCCAGCGTCAGCGCGCGCTGCTGCCGGCCGATGAGGCAACCGAACTCAAGGCCTTGCCGAGTATTCCGGACGCCTCCGAACTGCCTGACCCCGAGACCGCCCTGGCGATCGCGCCAGCCGAAAAACAACAGGTGGCCCGCAGCGTACCGGCTACCACCGCACCCACGGGAGTAAAAAAGCCCCAGCGCATACAGCACTACCTGAGACAACCCCCCGGAGCAATAGGATGGTAAGCCCCAGCAAATCAATGGATTTTCTCGCCCGCCTGCTCGATGCGGTTGCTACCCACCTGCAGATCCCGCGTGAGCACCTCGACGCCATCGATCAACAGACCCGGCGCGACGAAGGCGGCGACCGGCACTACATTGCCAGCCTCGCCGCGCTTGAATGCCAGACGCGTGCCAAGCGCGTCGTCGCGCTGGCGATTTCCGGCGTTGGCTCGGCGCAAATTGCCGAGCGCACCGGCATTTCGCAACGCCGCGTCAATCAAATTCTCTCCTCTGGAAAGACCGCGCCTTAAACGCTTCCAGCGGCAAACGTAAAAAGCGTCCATGACCTACCCCATCCCGACCGCAGTACCACTCACCCTGCGCGCCGGCGATACCGCCACTTGGCGCCGTTCGCTGGCCGATTATCCGGCCTCCTCCGGCTGGGTACTCAGCTATTTTCTGGTCAAGGCCGGTACCCAGATCACCCTCACCGCCGCCGCCTCCGGCGCCGATCACCTGGTCAGCGTCGCCCCCGCCACAACGAGCGGCTGGGCTCCAGGAAGCTACGCTTGGCAAGAGCGCGCCACGCTCGCCGGCGCGATCCACACGCTGTCCACCGGCACGCTCGAAATCATCGCCAGTTTCGCCGCCGCCACCACCGGGCTCGATGCGCGCAGCCATGCGCAAAAAACGCTGGCCGCACTGGAGGCCTGGATCGAAGGCCACGATCTGGCGGTTGCCGAATACGAGATCGCTGGCCGGCGCATGCAGTACATCCCGATCGCCGAGCTGCTCAAACTGCGCGACGCCTATCGGCGCGAAGTGCGCGGCCAGGGCGGGCAGAGCGGCCGCGTCTATATGAGGTTCTGATGCGCATTGCTGCCCCACCCGCCACTCCTCCCACCCCTTCGTTCTTCGCGCGCCTCCGCCGCTTTTTTGGCAAGGCACCGCCCGTGCAGACGCGTGCATTTGCCGCCGCTCAGCTCAACCGTCTGACCGACTCCTGGCGCATCACCCACGAGAAGATCGACGACGAACTGCGCAACGACCTCGACGCCCTGCGCAACCGCTCGCGCACGCTCGAATTCAACAACGATTTTCAGCGCAAATACCTCGACCTGGTCGAGACCAACATGATCGGCGAGTCCGCCCCGCGCCTGGTCCCGCTGGCCGACAATGCGCCAGGCAATCCGGACACCGGCGCGCGCGAGGCCATCTTCAAGAGCTGGACCGAATGGTGCCAGCGCGGCAACTGCGAGATCTCCGAGCAATACTCCTTCACCGACCTCTGCCAGGCCATCGTGCGCGGTACCGCCCGCGATGGCGAGGGGCTGGCACTGCCCAAATACGGCGCCGCCGCCGGTAACAAATGGGGCTTTGCCCTGCAACTGATCGACGTCGACCGCCTGGCCACCTGGCTTTCCCGCCTGCCCAATGGCAACCAAAACGCCATCGTCGCCGGCGTCGAGCTCAACGCCGTCGGCAAGCCGGTCGCCTACCACTTCAACACCGGCGCGCTGACATCCTACACCCGCGCCGTCGAACGCGTCGATGCCGGCGCCGTGCTGCACCGATTTATCATGCAGCGGCCCGAACAGCGGCGCGGCATCCCGTGGTCCCATGCCGCCATGCTCTCCATGCACTACGCCGGCGAGTTTGCCCTGTCGGCGCTGATGGCCGCCAAGCACGGCGCCGACCACCTCGGGTTTTTCATCACCAAGGACGGCGCGCCGCCTCCGATCGGCGATCAGGCCGACGATGAGCCCGGCGCACGCATCGCCACCTCGGCGCCCGGTACCTGGGACACCCTGCCGGAAGGCGTCGAGGTCACCAACGTCGAGTCGAAATACCCGAACGAGGTCTTTGGCGTTTTCATGAAATCGGCGTACCAGCGCATGTCATCCGGCCTGCCCGGATCATCGTACCCCGAGTTGTGCAACGATTACGAAGCAGTCAATTTCTCCAGCATTCGTGCGGCCATGGTGTCCGCCCGTGACGAATGGAAAAAGCGGCATAAATGGTTTGCCGAGGCCTGGCTCGAACCGATCTTCGCCGACTGGATACGCTGGTCGCTACTCAAGGGCGCCATCGTGCTGGCCAACGGTTCCCCGCTGCCGGTGGCTAAGGCAGAGAAATTCGCCGCTCACGGCTGGAAGTTCCGTGGCTGGTCGTGGGTTGACCCGCTTAAAGACATCCAGGCCGTCAAGGAAGCACTGGACCTCAAAGTTACGAGTCGATCGCGCATTGCCGGCGATCTCGGACGCGATATTGAAGACGTCTTCGACGAGCTGCAGAGTGATGAAAAGCTTGCCGTCAAGTACGGAATCGACCTCGCACCGCCGTCACCAACCTCTTATGCAGGAGTACAGCCATGACCATCCTATTAACCAAAGACCTGCGCGTTGGTGGCTCCGTGCTGACCAGCGGAACAACGCAAACCTTCGCCGCTGATCTTGAAGCCGATATTGTCGCCCGAAAAGGAGCGACCTACCTCACCGACCCCACGCCTGGGAAAACGGTACCGGTTGTCGGAACAACTGATCCCGTCACCGGTGTGATTACATTATCGGCGGGCGGGGTCAGTCTCGGCGGAGTGGGGCAAACGTTCACATGGGCGACGAAACCGCTTGCCAGTGCGCTGACCGGACAGATATTCATTTCCGATGTGGGTGTCGGTGGGTCGTACTGGTACAGCGATGGCAGCAAGTGGCGTCCGGTCGGCGGGCGAGTCACGCTCAAGAACACCATAGCGGCCATCACGAACAGCGCGGCCCCGCTTGTTGTTTTAGATTATGCAAAAATGCCCGCCGGACTTGTTTCGGACGGCGACACGGTGGAAGTCTGGTTTTCAAAAGAGCGCACCGGTGGCGTTGCTGATACAGACCAAACAGACATACGGATTGGAACTGTCGCAGCGACACCAGGAACCACATTCGGGCTGAGTACCGCAGGGCTGGCAACTACGACGATATGGCTGGCGTCGCGCTGGGCGTATCGAAAAGAATCAAACATCACAGTGCGGCCAATGACCATTGGGGGTACTGTTGGACTTGGCGCTGCCACAGTTGCTAATCAAGCCTTTTCAGTCGATGCCATGGACCCACAGACGACGTATCTGCAAATCACATCTGACCTAACGATTGCAGGCGGCGAAGTTGTTAATTTGCGAGGTTTCCGAGTTACGCTGATTGCCGGATCGTAATGATTTCTGCTCCGATCACTGCCAATGCCGGATTCGTTGGTTTGAGAAACCGCGAAGGAACGTCCGGCAGCGGGTATTCTTCCGTTGTTGACGAGCCTATACATATTTCCGAAGGTTCGCCGCTTGACATAACCGCATTGCGAACAACCGCTGTTCCTGCCGGTAATCGTGGCCGGGTACGTGTTGCGCTTTCGGATCAGCGGAAACTCGAAGAAACGAGCGCGCCAGGTACGTTTGTCCGGTTTCACATTGCCACATGGCAGCCCGAAGACAGTCTGCACCCCCTGCCATCAAGTCATGCCGAGATAGATGAAGGGGTTCGGTCGCTCGCAGCACAAGGATACAACGCCTTGCGTATTCAGGGCATCGAGTACATCCTACAAAACGGACAAACTGGATCGCTGGTATTTCGGCAAAACAAACTAGACGACTTTGATTATCTGCTTTACGCACTCAAGAAAGCAGGGATTTACTGGATTTTCCAGCCGTTTAGTTACACGCTTTACCGTGATCCGATGGGCAATTCCCTCTGGTGGGCGAACGGCTCCTACGCCCAGGAGAAGCCGAAACTATTTATTCAGCAGGAGTCAAGGGATCACTGGCTGCTCGGTTTTAACGCGATATACAATCGGGTTAATCCCTATACAGGTCTGAACATGCTGCAAGACCCGGCGCTGGTTTTGGTTTCGGCAATGAACGAAAACTCGGCAATCTTCGCGGCAGTCACGCCAAGCATCCCTGGGTTTCCGTGGCAAGCCCGCGACTCTGGAAAGGCTCAAGGCACTGCTGGACAGACGTTCCCGGAGTGGCTGGCCGACTCAAGCGCAGCACACGGCTACGCGAACCTTGCTGCGCTTAATACGGCGTGGGGTACGGCTCATGCGAGCTTTACCCTTGCCGCTGCGAGCCAGTCTACAAAGCTAAGTACGTCAAGTAATACCGTTCGAGAAATCGACGCAACGCTGTATTGTCGATACCTTGATGCGAATTTAGCCGCTTGGTATCGCACTACCCTTCTGTCTATCGGCTGTACCGCACTTATCGCTCCGCTTGTCTCGTTTCCAATTCCCTACTACCTAGGGCATGAGAACGCCAGCGGGCAGAATGATGTGCATGCGTTTCACCAGTATGCGGGAACGTCTAATAACCCCGGCATTGGCATCAGTATTGGGACTTTGGGGCAGGTAGGACTATGGGATCGGGCCTTCTTTTTAGCGACTCAATGGGGGTACGATACAGGGAAACCCCTGTGGGCCGATGAGATTGGGTTCCCTTATTGGGCGCGGGCGCGTAATCAATACCCAATTTGCGCGGCGTATGGGGCGCTAAATGGTGCAAGCGCATTTACTTGGTATGCTCAAGGGTCAATATTTACGCCGATCTACAACACAAATTCACCAGCTCGCGTGCGGGTTGTCTATCCCTATGACGGGACATCGCAAGTTGAACAGTTCGGGATGTTGGTTTCGTTCTTTGCTTTTTCCAAGGGGTACGTCATTGAAGGCGCAACAGCGGCTAAAACGCTGGTTTGCAATCCAAAATACGTTGGCTGGCTTCCGAAGGTCGGTGGACGTCTGAATCGAAGCCTTGCCGATTTTTACAATCATTCCTCTAAACTGCCATCTTACGTCAAGGCTAGATTCCAGTGGAATGAGGCGGCAACCGATGATACCTGGGCGGTAACGCACAATTCAAAGAGCCTTTTTACATGGCTTGATGAGTTGAAAGTAGCGGGCTATATGACGGCTGATAACCTCGCCTATGTCAGCGCAGCGGCGAACAACGGCGCGATGGTCGGGTTTGATATTTCAGTGCCTGGCTTGCCTGTGATGCAGGTAGCAAGCCACACGCTTGTTACAGGCGATTACGTAAGCATCATGAGCCTGACCGGATCAGGATCGAACTGGCCTGGGACTAGCGTTCAGACCAGCATCTATCAGGTGACCGTAAATGACGCTACGCACCTGGCGATCAACGGTTTGAACGCCTCGACCTGGACAGGAACATTCACTGCCGGCACTTGGTGCGAGTCAAACAATGTGGTGCAAAGCGGGAACAAGGAAATAGGGTTCTCCCGTCGCCACAAGTATTGCTTGATCGACACAACCAAGCTGAAATTTATTGGTATCGGCGCGACCCCGACTTTACCTACAATTACCGGATTGACGGTCAATAGTCTCACCGACTACGCGGCCTTAGCTGTGATTTCTTTGGATGGTTTGTCGATTGCGACCAGCGATCATCTGCTGATCGGACTTGTCGGAGAGGATCAGAACACCGGGACTACGTGGGACGGCAACCGGGATGTGATGAGCGCAGTCGGCGATTACCCTATACAGATCACGGACTGTACAGCAAACATCACACTAACCGTAGCTAATGCCAGAGAAATGCAACTGTATCGTCTGCAACGAAACGGGTCTCGGTCATCCCGCGAAACTCCGAATTCAATCAACGCAGTCACAGGCGAAATCACGCTCAATCTTAGAACGGGCAGCATTTATCCGTCGATATGGTTTGAGTTGATCCGAAAAATGTAATATTCTCTGCACAAAGATTAACCAAGCCGCCTCCGGGCGGTTTTTTTATTGATCTCCAATCTGGAAACGCCGCGCCTTAATCGCTTCCAATCCGGAGCGTAAAAAGCAAGTCATGAAGACATCCACACCCATGACCCGATCCGCTGCCGCGCCGCTCACGACGCGCTTGGCACGCGTCTGGCATTCAAGCGCGGCGAGGCTGGCAATGTAGTGCCGGTCGCCGCCTTCGCATGGATTGAGTGTAGTTAATCTAATCCCCTCTGCACAAAGATTAACCAAGCCGCCTCCGGGCGGTTTTTTTATTAATCTACAATCTGGAAACGTCGCGCCTTAATCGCTTCCAATTCTGCGCGTAAAAAGCGAGTCATGAAGACATCTACACTCATGACCCGATCCACTGCCGCGCTGTTCACGCTCTCGCGCCAGATCACCTTCACCCGCGCTGCGCCGCCGGCCGATGGCCCGGAAAAAGAAGGCGCCGACCTGACCGTCGATATGGCCTTTGCCTCCGACCAGCCTTACGAGCGCTGGTGGGGAATCGAAATCCTTGACTGCCGACCCGAATCGGTTCGGCTGGACCGCCTCAACGACGGCGCCGCGCTGCTCTACAACCACAACTGGAACGACCTGCGCGGCTCGCACGTTCCCGGTTCGGTCGTCGCCGATGGCCACACCGTGCGCGGCCAGGCCGTGCTTGCCTGGGCCGCCGACGAAGGCCGCACCATCGCCCTGGTCACCGCCGGGCACCTGACCAAATCCAGCGTGGGCTACGA